CCGCACCATTCTTATTGACTGTTTAACAGATTGTAACGAATTGTAACAAACTGTAACAGATAAAGCATTTACAAGGATATTTGAAAGATAAAGAGTAACAAATTGTAACGCATTGTAACAACAATTTGCCCCTTTATTGCCCCTTTTAAAAATAAATATTTGCCCCTTTTATATGAGGATTAAAAAGCCACTGCACAGATGATGCGGTGGCTCATTTTTTATTTATTTGCAAGTACCTTACCCATATTTGTAATTGCTGCATTTACTTCCTGTTTCATTTCATCTGTTACATGTGTGTAAATAGCAAGTGTGGTACGTGGTTCATTGTGGCCAACACGTTCCATAATAGCTTTTAACGGAACATTAGATTCAGCAAGAATAGAAATATGAGTATGTCTAAAGGTATGAGTGCTTACTGGTTTAGGAAAACCAAGTTTTTTTATAGTTCTATTTACATAATGTAGATCATATGGCAATCCACCATCCGTAACAAAGATATAACCGAGGTCAGCAAATTTAGATTTCCATAATCGCCTTGCTTGATTGGCGGTTATAAAATGATTAATAATCTGTACGGCTCTTGCATCTAATTTTACTTTACGGATAGAATGAACATTCTTTGGTGGCAATCGCATAGCAGGGTCTGAAAAACTACCACGATTAGACAAAGTAGCGTTTATATCTATTACAGCATTTTCAACATCGTAGTCTTGAGTGCGTAATGCTACCATTTCACCAAATCTAAGACCAGTTAAAGATTGAAATTCACATAGTAAGGATACATGATGATTGATAGTATCTAGTTGTGATAGTAAATCTTTTAGTTCATCTTTAGATAGGAATTTAGAACGTTGTTTCTTGATGCGGTCTACATCCGCTACTGGCTTTTGTAATTCGATATTGTCTAAGAATGAAATATCACGAATATATTCCATGCGCCGTGCATATTTTAATGATTGTCTAATAAGACTAAGGGCCAGTTTTGTATAATTGTAGGAATACTGGCAAGCGAATTTATCAAATGTGCTTTGAATAATATATGGTGAAAGTTTAGATAGTAATATATCAGCAGGAAACCATTTCATAATCTGTTTGTGTAGATTATCCATACTATATTGTGTGGATGATTTTCTAAATGCACGCTTAGATTCTAAATATTCAGATACAACATCATTCAATGTCATATCTTTTGCAATATCTGTATTAGTGGCCAAGTCAATTTTATTTTGTAATTCAGCTTGTGCGATTTTGTAGGCTTGCCTACTATTACTATTTAATGTAACAGATATTCTTTTTGTTTTACCACTATAAGGATCTATATAGCGTTCTTGAAATTTATACTTAGTAATACCAGCTTTGGTAGTTACGGTTTCACACCACATGAAAAATACCTCCTAGGCTAAAAATAGTATAAGAAATAAGCCTTAGAGGTATGGTATAATAATTGTGGAGTAAAAATAGAGTACCTCTAAGGTATGATGTTTTTAATGGCCCTCACTGCGGTGGGGGCTTATTTTTTTAGGCGTATTTTTAAATACATTAAACTCAAAAACATAAGATTTTTTGCGTTTAAGTCTGTGGATAACTCAAAAAAAGAAAGTTTTTTGAGTTGAATGGAGTGGATAACTCAAAAAAAGGAGTTTATTTTAAATATATTATGTGGATAACTCAACTTTACATAAATATTAGCATATACTCTGACATCACATAGTGATTATGACTACTTCCAGGAAGATTAAAGTCATCTAATATGCCAGCATCAACTAATGTATTGATAAGATTCCGAGCAGTATTATAGGAAACACCGATTAGCTGTGAAGCTTTAGTTATAGTTAAGATTGGCGTAGCGTAAAATGCCTTAAATAGAGCTCTTAGGTTTTCTTTGTTACCACTTAATTTAGTCAGTTGTTCATTGTGTTTATCTACTAATTCAAGTACTTGTTCAAATTTTTCACGACCAGCTTTAGCAGTCTCAATAACTGCTTCTAAGAAAAATACTAACCAGCCAGATAAGTCATTAAAATGCCGCACTCTATCGAGTGCCTCATAATATTGAGTGCGATTTTTTTCTAGGTAATTAGAAATATAAAAACAAGGTTTTGAAAGCAATTCGTTACTCAATAGATATAATGGAATTATTAATCTACCAACACGTCCATTTCCATCTAAAAATGGATGAATAGTTTCAAATTGATAATGGAGGATAGCTATTTTGATTAAATGAGGAACAAATATATTTTCATTGTGGATAAAGTTTTCTAAATCTCCTAACAATGTATTTAATTCATTTGCAGGAGGAGGAACAAATCGAGCATCTGAGGGTTTACTACCTCCAATCCAATTTTGGGTAGTTCGATAGAGGCCAGGTGTTTTCCGTTCGCCACGCACTCCAAATAATAACTTTTCATGTATTTCTTTTATAAGCCTAGTAGAAATTGGGAACTGATCATGTATGATTCTATTAATACCATGATTCATAGCAATAATATAATTTTTTACTTCTTGTTGATCATCACGTTTTTCTGGAACAAGGTCTTCAATATCAATAAAATCTTCTTCAATAGTAGTTTTTGTGCCTTCAATTTTACTAGACTTATTAGCTTCAATTGAAATATGCATTTGAATATAAAGGTCTACATTAGGAATACGTTGAGAATACATTTCTAATTTTCCTAATTCTTGGTTTGCCTTTGCTAATAGTACATTGATTTTAGGACTCATCCAAACCCATTCTTTATTAATAAGGGATGGAATAAATGATTTAAAATCTCCCATGTTTTGGAAATAACCAGATTGAAATTCTTCTACTTTTGTAGTTTCAGTAGGCATTACTGTTTTTACCTCCTTGTTGAAAAGTTGTTGTGATAAATCATAAAAGTATATTTATAAAACATGATGATAAAAATCAATAGTTTCTAACATATCATCAGTAAGTTCTTTCCGTCTTACCATATGTTCAATGAGGTTAACATGTTGGTCAACATGGAAATCTTCATTGAGGATATGTAATAATTCATGAGCAACTTCTTTTCTCATATCTTCAATAGACATATTCTTACGGATATAAATATTGTGAACACCTTCATCTTCCCCTGTAGATGTAACAGCTTTCACATTAGGAATATCACATTCAATTATATTTACAATCACACTAACAACCCCTAATAGTATTATTTATTATGTTTTAATTTTAAAAGTTCAATATATTCAACAGCTTTCTCCATATCTTCTTTGGAAATGCCACGTGATGCGGAGAATAATAAACGAGCCTCTGGGCGTGTACGTAGCATTTCAGCATACTCAGCCGTTTCAGGGTCTACATAATAACCTTCAGTTTGATTTGTTGAAGGCTCATCATAACCAATAAGCCAAACAGGACTTACATTTAAAGCATCTGCAATAATTGCAATTTTATCTTGCTTTGGTTCATATTTACCATTTAACCAGTCAGAAATTGAAGATGAACGAATACCAGTCATTTTAGATAAATCTGCTTGACTTAAATTGCGTTTTTGAAGAATTGAGTTTAAACGTTCTATAAATTGGTTTTTCATTTTAAGTTCTCCTAAATGTCTATCGATACAGCTATTATATACGGAAAAGCGAATAAAAGCAAGTATAAACTAAACTTAAACACGGAAAAGCGTTGACACAAGGTAAATACTGGGTTATCATTAAAGCACGGAAAGCCGTACAAAGAGAAGAGGTGATAGAATGGCTTTTAATTATGACTATCTTAGGATATTCATTAAAGAAAATTATGGGACAATCAATAAGTTTGCAGAGTTTCTAGGTATTGGTACTACTCAAATATACGAACGTCTTGGAAACAGAGTTCCATTTACTCAAAAGGAAATCGATAAGGTGGCAAATGAAAGTAAAGCTGAACCATTACCACCTCAAGAGATTTACCGTCTTTTTTTTACAAAGTAAGCACGGAAAACTGTGCAAGTTAGAAGAGGTGAAATAAATGGATAAAAGTGTACAGCCAATAAGTATTGATGAGGCATTAATACTAATGACAGAAAAAATTAATGACATCGAACAAGTTATGAACAGAATACGAATAAAAGATGAAAAATATTCAAAAGAGTTTTGGGAGGAAATTCAAAATGCCCTTATTACACTAGCAGTAATAAAGGCACTTGGAATTGGCAAGAAAAGTGAATTTTATTTAGGGGCTATTAGAAAAGTGGTTATTGAATTGAGAACTGCAGAGAGTAAGGGTTGATAATCTTTGATTTTATCACTAATTGAAGAAAGTATACCTTTTTCTAGTGGTGCACCAAGTTCAATACGATCGTATAGCGGTTTTAATTCAGTCAATAGAATTTGTTTTTCTTCATCTGAATATGGCGAGTTATCAATAATATTTTGGATATCAGAGTAGCTGAAAGTATTGTTGACGGTATTAGATGAGTTATTATTGCCGACAATACCAAAATTAGAACCATAAATATTTGTAACATTTGATGTAGCGACAGGTGTAGAAATATCCTCTATTGCCCTTATGCCTTTTGAAGTGATTTTTAAAGAAATTGGAAAACCACTCGTTGGTGCAAAATTAGAAACATAACCAGAATCTCTAAGATAATCTACTTGCATTTCTAAATCATGATATTTATTTGGGAGTAAATCCAATAGATAATCATGGCTTAAACTGAATGATTGGTTTGTTTTACAACAGTGATATATTTCTTCAAGCAGTTGCATTGAATCGGTATGTATAGACATTATAATCACCTCCTTTCAAGGTGAT